GTGTTCAGCCTTGTCGGCATCCTGGCGATTCTCGCGGCCATTGCCGCAGTAGTCGTTATCCTAGGCTTCGCATAATGGCCGGCCTTATGTTGAGCGGCGTCCGGAAAATCTGCGCAGCTCCGGGCGTCGGTTAACATAGGGCCGATTATGCGACGGCCCATTCCTCTCGAAATTCCCGCCCACCTGGTCGAATCCGCCCAGCTCTACGCCCCCACGCGGCACCAGCTCGATGCCGTCTGCTACGTCCTGGAGCAGTACCCGAACTGTGTCGCCGATTTGCGGCGCCTGTCCTCTCGCCTTCACCAGCTGGACAGCGAAGGTGCCGAACTGGATGAACTCCTGGCCAAGCTTAAGGCTATCGCTCGCGAGATAGTCGACTTGTAGGTGCTAGCAAATTACCGATCGATTACCTGGTTCCAGGGTGAAAATTGGTGGCATTTCTCTCGATGGAACTGATAGCATTTTGCACCTGGTCGGCGCCGCCGGCGGGATAATTTGCTAGCACGGGGAAATCAGCATGTCAGGCAAAACCATCACCATCCGCGATCCTGAAATCGATCTGATCCGCCAAATCAAACTCCTGACCGGCAAGGGCACTGCCAGCCAGGCATTCATCGCTGCTGCTCACAGGGCCGTTAGTCTTAACGATCAAGTCGCCGATCTTCGTGACCAGCTCAGGAAAGAGCGTGAACGTGTTCAGGTGCTCCAGCGTGTTCTCTCTGACGCGCATTCTGCCGCTGTGCAGCTCGCGGAGATTGCCGGCCAGGGCGATATGTTCGAGCCGTCCAACGTGCTGCGCCCTGGCTATCGCCGCTAGCATTTTTCGTCCTGCAGCTGGATCTGCTCGAGCAAAATTGCTATCAAATTTCCTGCAGGATCTCGTCCAGGATCTCGCTAACTGCTATCAGTTCTGATTGGTCAAGGGCCGCGCCCCCGGCTCGTCGTGGAAGCGCTTCACCTCCGCGGCGAACGGAGGCACGGGCGGAGCGTACCCTTGATCACACCCCGTCTAATCACTCTCCGCCTGGGGTGCAGGGAGAGCTTTACCCCCTGCATCCCTGGCCTCGCCGAGAGTCCCCGAAGGGCCCCCGGAGGGTGCTTTAGCGCCTTCTCGGGCTGCGCCGAGGTGGCGGCAAAGTCGGGTATAGGTGATACCCGACTTTTCTCCCATTTTGGGAATCCCTCAGTCCTTCCCTAGCACCTTCTCGCGGTACTCGAGCACGTCCTTGGTTGTCAGGTCTTTCAGGTGCTTCCAAAGCACAGCGTTGACTAAATCGGCCTCTGCCACGTCTTCGCGGGTCTCCACGATCATGTTGATTCGGCGCTCTTTGATCACGTCGACGAATTCGTCTCTGACGCGGTAGGGCTTGGTCACGTTGCTCATTTCCTGTCGTGCCTCTGGTGGTGGTTATCTTGTCACGTGTTGCTCTGTAACGCGTAACAGCGTATAAGTTCCCCGAACCTGTAACGCGTTACGCTGAAACGGACAGCCAGATGATCGATTGGATAGCCGCCATCATTGAGCTTCACCACGCGCCCTTGCAGAGCGGTGAGGTCATTTGCGTCGAGGCTGACGGCTCTGTGGCCTGGTCTACCCCTCGCAAAATGCTGGTTCGCGGTTCCCATGAATCAACGATCCATGTCCGCAGCATAGGCGGCGACGGCAAGGGCAATGCGACCCACCTGTATCTCGATGGCAATCCTTCGAAGTGGCTCCAGGGCCATAACCTCGTCGGCTCTGATGATCTGCTTGCCCTGGTCTTCGATGCTTTTACTCGCCTGGTTGCTGTTCTTGGTTTGACCCCGAATGATTTTGAAGTTCGAAAGGTGAGGGTAGGGGAGTATCGAATAACTCGGGTTGACTATAACCGTATGTTCGAACTTCCAAGCCGCGCAGATGTTCGTGCTTGGCTCCGCGCCGGTGAATTCAAGTGTAAGTCACGCCATGGGCGTCCTGTTGCGAACAGGGGCACACTTACTTTCGGAAAGGGTTCTTCACACTGGTCTGTCGTTTGTTATTGCAAGGCCGATGAAATTAACGCTGGCGGCTCTCACCGACTGCCCGAGGAACTGCATCAGTTCACTGAAATTTATGACTGGCTCGACAATAAGCTTCGTGTCGAGCTTCGTTTGCGTAGTAAGAAGCTTAAAGCACTTGGCTTTGAAATGGCCAAAACACTTACCCCGGCGGCTCTATGGGCTCTGTACCGCCAGTTTATAGGGGAACTTGATATGTCAGAGCAAATAGAACTCAACTCCGAGCAGCTCCTTGAGCTTCCTAGTAAGGTTCGCGGCACTTATGCCCTTTGGAAACAAGGTCACGACTTGCGCGAAATGATTCCCAACGGCACATATTACCGTCACCGTGATGTTCTCATGGGTTTCGGTATTGATATCAATATTCGCTGTGATCGTCGCGACGACAGTAACGTTATTCCTATGATCCGCGTTATTGAAGCCGTCCCCGCCAAAATTCCTTCGTTCTTTTTCGAGAAGGGTCTTGTCCATCACTCAACTCGGCGGGTCGGTTAATGAAAAGCATGTTTGATAGTTACTTTGGCGGCGCCGTTTCCTCCAGGGCACAAATGCAAGAAAAGATTCGTCAGATGAAGACCGACGGCAGTGTCATTGAGGAAACGGCTAAGGCTGTCGAATCTCGCACAGCTGCCGAACTTGTTGACGCTCAAGTTGCAATTAACAAAGAGCGCCAATGGAAAGTCATTCAAAACACAAAGTCAGCTCCCTACTGTGGTGAGCGTTATTAATCTGCCCGGTTGGGCATTAACCAGGCTGGCTTAAGTTCCAGCGCCGCAACTCTAGAGGGTCTACCAATGCAAGTTGAAATTATCGTTACTCCGAGCTGCACTTATCGCTCCGGCACTTCCAGCAAGGGCAACTCCTATACCATGGCGCAGGCTTTCGCTGTTTTGCCTGGCGTCGATTTTCCGCAGAAGTTTGATTACTACTGCCAGAAAGAAAACGAAGTGCTCGCCCCGGGCGAATATATCGTTCCGCTGTCCGGTGAAGTTAAAGACGGTCGCCTCGTCTTCAACTGCGATCCTCGCCAGGCCCGTAAAAAGCCTGCCGCAGTTGCTCCTGTAGCCGCTGCGGCTGCTCAACAGAAGTAAGGGGAGGGCGCCGCCATGATCGTTCTCGACCGCGTTCTCTGCGACTGCTGCGGCGACGATATGGGGCAGCTCCTGGGCGGTGAAGTTGTCCGCCCTGGTGCGCTCGTCGATCAGCGCAAGGCGCCCAACTTCGCAGTCTGCCCGGACTGCTTTTCCGACGCTGCCGAATATCTCGGTCTGCCACCACCTCAGGAGGCCGCTTAGATGGACTACGAGTGCGACGAGTGCGGTGAATCGTTCAACTCCGAGGACGATGAAGCCGAATTTGCATTGATCGAGGACGGACAAGTTATTTGCGCGTTCTGCAACTCGGAACAAGAGGGCGACTAGATGCCTGAGTCGCTCACGGAACTAACGGTAGAGGGTGTTATCGCCGTGTATACCGCAGCTTTCATGCTCACGGTCGCAGCTTGGGCCATGGGCTGGAAAATCGGCGTCGCTGTTGGCGTCATTCGAAAACTGTAATAGGGGAAACAATATGACTGAGATTTTCGCTGCTGTTGACTTCACCAGTGTTGCCGCCTGGGTCGGCGCTACCGGTGTTGCAATTATCGGTATCACCATGGCCTTCAAGGGCATCGACCTGGGCAAGCGCGGCGTCAAGAAGGCCTAACGCCACGCGCAATAGCAGGGAAGGGGCAGCAATGCCCCTTTTTTATTCATGGAACAACTAGCGATTACTTCGGCGGATATAGCCATGCTGGCTTATTCGCTCGTCTTTCTCGGCGGGGTTATAGGCGGATGGGCATTTATTATCGGTATGCAGCAGCGGCCTTAATCCTGCTGTTCTGCGCTGACTCTTATGCAGTAACGCGAAAGACTGTTAACCACGGCCAGTCTAAGGCATCTGTTATTAACGGGGGTGGTGCTTCTTTCCAGACTCCTAGTGGGGATGCCGCTTATTTCGGTCAGGACTATGTAGACGAGCATACGGCAGGAAGTCGCTTCACGACCAATGATAACCCTACCGGTTCAACTCGCGACGATATCAAGGCTAAGCAGAAGGTTCCTGTTAAGCCGACCATAACTGTTAATCCTAAGAAGGCTGCAAAAGCCGTAGTTTCTGGTATGCGCGGCGGTGTTCCTGGCATTATCGCCTCAGCCGCTGCCAGTGCCATTATTGGCGCCGTCGACGGTGTCATTGAGGACGGAGCTGTAAAGGTTCCTACAACCCTTACTATCCCTCCATCATCTCCAGGGGATTACTACTGGACGCGCAGCGGTTCGCCAACTCAGTACCCCACTGCGATGGCAACTTGTGAGGGCATCCGGAGTAACAACTATCCCACCAGCCAGACGCGCAATATTCGGATCACTGGCTACATCGACACAAACCGTTGGGGTTGCAGGTTTGAGGTCTACTTCCCCACTTCCGGCAACTGGATGGATACCAGCAACTACGTTTATCGCCAGGGCGCCGCATGCCCAGCTGGCTCTACGTTCGATACTGCCTCAGGTTCTTGCACTGCTACAGCCTTCATCGATCCATCCGATTCCCACTGGATTACTATGGAAGATTGGGCCTCCGTTCGTGATTCCGATTTTGTCCGCGATATGGTTCGTGCTTCTTGCGAGGGCTCTATTTCTCCCTCCAGCTGTTATGAGGATATGGCCGACTGGGGCAACCTCCAGGGCCCCTCAAGTCAGACCGGCCCCGCTCAGGTCACCACTACGACGAAGACCAACCCTGACGGCACCACGTCCACGACCACCACCACTACGCAAAATCGCTATGAGTACAACTTCGGCCCGAATTATTACAACTACAGCACCACCACTAAAACCACGCAGAATACTGATGGCGTAGTAACTGAAACTGAAACTACTGACGGCAGCCCCGAAGATACTCCAACCCAGGAAGAGGACAGCTCCGATTATTCGTTCGACGATACTGATTTTCCCGAAGTTCCATCATTCTACGAACAGAAATATCCCGACGGCCTCGAGGGCGTCTGGCAGCAGGCGAGGGCGGATGTAGATCAATCTGCGTTTATGCAGTTTCTCCAGGGCTTTGTACCTTCTTTCTCCGGTTCCTGCCCTTCGTTCGGTCTTGGCTTTAATATCGCGTCCTGGGCGAACTACGGCACTATTCAGTTCTCTTCCATCTGTTACGTGCTGGACTTCGTAAAAATCATTCTGCTCGTAACTGCACTATTTACGTTCCGTAAAGTCACTTTCGGGGGTTGATATGGCTGGCATCTTTCAGTTCTTTACCGCCATCTTGGCGAAGGTCGTTAACTTCGCAAAATGGCTCCTTCTTTGCGTCAAGCAAATATTTGTCGATATCTGGAATATCCTCACCGATTTAGTGTGTTGGTTGTTTGAGGCCGGTTTAGGCATTGCTATTAGCGCCTTGAATGCCATTGCTATTCCGTTCAATCCGCAGACTTACTACAGCATGATTCCATCGGATGTTGCTAACATGCTCGGCTATATCGGTATACCCCAGGCTCTTAGCATTATTGTTGCTGGCCTCGTTATCCGTTTCTTATTGCAAACCATCCCGTTCGTTCGCTGGGGGTCCTGATCATGATTAATCTTTTGCTGGGTCAACCGGGTGGCGGTAAGTCGTATGAGTCCGTCGCATTCCATGTTATTCCGGCCGTGGTAGAGCAGGGCAGAAAGGTTATTACTAACTTGCCGCTCCGTTTGGATATGTGGGAACACTTCTTTCCAGGCTCTACCAAGCTCATCGAGATTCGCGGCAACTATCAGTTCGAAGGCAAGCTGTATCATCCGTTCAGCCGGGTCGAAGACTTCGGCGACTCTTGGCGCGGCAAAGATGAACTCGGCCCGCTCTATATCATCGACGAATGCCATAAATCCTTGCCGCGCCTTGGCACCCCGGTAAACGTTGAAGAGTGGTTTGCCGAACATCGCCATGAAGGCGCTGACGTGCTGTTGATTACTCAGTCATACGGCAAGATCAATCAGGCAATTCGCGACGCGGTGCAAGTCGTTTACCGCTGCAAAAAAGCAACCGCTTTCGGCAGTAATGAAAAGTACATTCGGAAAGTTCAGGACGGACTGCGCGGCGAAGTCGTCAACACTCAGATTCGCGAATATGAGAGCAAGTATTTTCCGCTCTACAGGTCGCACACCAAGAGCAACGGCGCAGTCTTGGAAGCCATGGCCAACGATATCGTTCCGCTCTGGAAGCGTTGGCCTTTCAAGGGCGCTGCGATCTGCGCCGCCATCTTCGTCATGCTGGTCACTTCGAGCTCACCCGCGACGACAAGAAGGTCCAGCAGCCGCCCAAGGCTACACCTGCGCCGGCTCAGATTGTCGAGGTCATCCAGGCGCAGCCTGAGGCGCCTCCTGTCGAGGTTGCACAGCCTCGCGGCCCGGATCAGCTGATTCACCCGTATCAGGGTTATACGATGCATTTGGCCGCTCTCCAGCAGGGGCAGCGTACTCGCCCTGGTGACGATCACCCGACGCCGTACCTCAATGGCTATGTGACGATCAGCCAGAACGGCCAGCCGATCCGTCAGGTCAGTTTTCGCGACCTCGAGGAAGCCGGCTATACCATCGTTTACCACTCGCTGACCGTCATCAGCCTGGAGTTCAAGGGCTTCGATGTCGGCTACGTTGTCGCCGGGCTGCCTCAGGTGTCACTTGCAGGCAAAACCCCGGATAAGCAGACTGGCGGCTAAGCGGGAGGGCTCCCGCTTGCGGGAGGGACCCGCTTAGACGACAGGAGGCTCACATGGGCATGTATGACCGCGACTGGTACCGCGAGGAACGCCGCCAGCAACGCCAGTCGCAACAATCGAGCAAAGCTCAACCCCAGCCTGTAAGACGACCCAGCGGGCCGCCTGACGTGTTCAGCCTTGTCGGCATCCTGGCGATTCTCGCGGCCATTGCCGCAGTAGTCGTTATCCTAGGCTTCGCATAATG